GACGGCAACAGCCGCAGCCTGCCCGGCATCTGTGCCATTGCCGACGCCTGCGAGTTCAACCCCTGATGCGACGGGTTGACGTACTCTTTGCCCCGGTCATCGGAAAGCGTCATCCCACGCGCTTCCATGTCCGCAGCCGCCCGCCGGTAGAACACCGACGCCGTGACGTAGGCGGCCAGCAGCGAGACATCGCCCGGCCGGAAATAGTCCGGCGGCAGACTGTCGACGATCCCGCGCCACTCATCGGCCTGCCCGTCTGTCAGATGCCCGGGCGGCGCAATTCTCTGCCCGCTCACTGGCACGACGCCCAGCGACGCCACCGATTTCCGTCCTCGTGTTCCCATTGGCTCAGATGGCGGTCAAGCTGCGGCTGTGCCCGTCGGCGCGCTACAGTGAGAAAGCGGCAGCCACGAAGACCAGTCGCGGCAGCACGTCCGCGAAGCCGTGGGAAGCGGCCGGGTAGCGAAGAGTCCGACCAGGGGCGAGCGAAATGCGCAGTGGATCGAATCTCACTGCGTGATCCCGGAAGGGAAGTTGGTCGGCCGCCCGGTCAAACTGTCACCTGAGCAGCGCGAATGGATCGCGGCTATCTACGATAGCCCGACGCGACTGTTCATCCTGACGATGGGCCGCAAGAACGGCAAGACGGCGTTCTCGGCGTTCCTTTTGCTGCTGCATCTGTGCGGTCCTGAAGCGCGCGCGAATTCGCAACTGTTCTGTGCTGCGCAGTCGCGCGACCAAGCGGCGATCCTGTTCGCGCTGGCCGCGAAGATCGTGCGCATGTCGGCATCGCTTCGTGATTTCGTTGTAGTGCGCGACACGGCGAAGCAGCTTGCGTGCATGGAGCTTGGCACGCTGTATCGCGCGCTGTCGGCTGATGCCAGCACCGCCTACGGCTTGTCGCCGGTGTTCGTGGTGCATGACGAGCTGGGGCAGGTCAAGGGGCCGCGCAGCGAGCTGTATGAGGCTCTGGAGACAGCGAGTGCGGCGCAGGCTGATCCGCTGTCGATCGTCATCAGCACCCAAGCACCGACGGATGCCGACCTGCTGTCGTTGCTGATCGAGGATGGCCTGTCGGGGGCCGATCCGCGCATCAAGGTGCGCATGTACTCGGCACCACTGGACGCCGATCCGTTCTCTGATGATGCGATCCGCGCGGCGAATCCTCACTTCGACGTCCTGATGAACAAGGCCGAAGTTCGGCGGCAGGCAGAGGACGCGCGCAGGCTCCCGTCACGCGAGGCGAGCTATCGCAATCTGATCTTGAATCAGCGTGTGGAGGCCCGCAGTCCGTTCGTATCGCGGGCCGTGTGGCAGGAGAACGGCGCAGCGCCTGAATCGATCGAAGGCGCGTCCGTCTGGGGCGGGCTGGACCTGTCGAGTGTGTCCGACCTGACGGCGCTGGTGCTGGTGTCGGAGGACGGCGACGTGCATCCGACGTTCTGGCTGCCTGGCGACGGGCTGGAAGAGAAGGCGCGGCAGGACCGCGTGCCGTATGACGTGTGGGCACGCGATGGCACGCTGCAGACCACGCCGGGTCGTGCGATCGAGTACCCGTTCATCGCCGAGCACTTGCGCGCGGTGTTCGACCGATGCGACGTGCGGGCGCTGGCGTTTGACAGGTACAACATGCGGTTTCTGCGCCCGTGGCTGGAGCGCGTCGGGTTCACGGACGACGAACTGCTGCGGTTCGTGGAGTTCGGGCAGGGCTTCGTGAGCATGTCGCCTGCGCTGCGTGAACTTGAGTCACAGTTGCTTGCGAAGCGGCTGCGGCACGGCATGCACCCGGTGCTGACGATGTGCGCGGCGAACGCTGTGACGGCCAACGATCCGGCGGGCAATCGGAAATTCACCAAGGCGAAAGCCACAGGCCGGATCGACGGAATGGTTGCCCTCGCGATGGCGCTGGGCGCGAAAGCGAACGCGGGGGAAGAAGTGGGCGAATCATTCTGGGAGCAGGCCGCATGAGCCTGCTTGATCGAATCGCACCCTGGCGGCGCAAGAATGCCACGCTGGAGGTGTTCCGCGAGATTTACGGCGGCAAGCTGGCGAAGTCTGGCGTGTCGGTGACGATGCGCGACGCGATCCGCGTTGCGACTGTGCTGGCCTGCGCGCGTGTGATCGCTCAGGGCGTCGCGCAAGTGCCGCTTAAGGTGTACAAGGAGTCGCACAGCGACGCCGGGTTGGATGTGCGCGTGTCTGCACGCGATCATCCGTTGTACTACCTGCTGCACTCTGCGCCGAACCGCTGGCAGACATCGTATGAGTACCGCGAGACGATGGCGCTGCACTTGATCCTGGCCGGTGCGCACTATTCGTTCGTGAACCGTGTCAGTGGTCGTGTCGTCGAGTTGATCGCGATCGAGCCGAACCGCGTGACGGTGGAGCGCGCCGACGATGGGACGCTGACATACAAGGTCGCCGGTGACAGCGGTGTGACGCAGGCGTTTCCGGAAGGTGCCATCTGGCACGTGCGCGGGCTGTCGTGGAATGGATGGCAGGGCTTGGACGCGCTGGATCTTGCGCGCGAGGCAGTCGGCCTGGCGATGTCTGCGGATGCTGCGCATGCGCGGATGTTCGCTAATGGCATTCGTCCTGCTGGCGTCTACTCTGTGGAAGGGAAGCTCGACTCGACGCAGTACAAGCAACTGCGGCAGTTCCTGATGGACAACAACGCGGGCGAGTCATCTGGCCTGCCGATGATTGTCGATCGCGGCGCGAAATGGCTTCAGCACTCGTTCAGCGGCGTCGATGCGCAGCACCTGGAGACGCGAAAATTCCAGGTCGAGGAAGTGTGCCGAGCGATGGGTGTCATGCCACTGATGGTCGGCTACTCTGACAAGACGGCGACCTATGCGAGCGCGGAACAGATGTTCCTTGCGCACGTGGTGCACACGCTGACGCCCTGGTACACGCGGATCGAGCAGTCGATCGACGCACACCTGATCGGGCGGCGAGATGCAGACCAAGGCTACTACGCGAAATTCGTGGTTGCTGGCCTGCTTCGCGGTGCGATGCGAGATCGGGCCGAGTACTTCTCGCGTGCGCTTGGCGCTGGCGGATCTCCCGCGTGGATGACTCAGGACGAGGTGCGGGCGCTCGAAGAAATGAATCCAGTCGGTGGCGACGCGGGGCGACTGCTTTCCGCTGTCCCGGCACAAGGGGGTAGCGATGGAGCGTCTTAGTTGCACGCTGGGCGAACTCAAGTTTGCGTCCGATGACGCCGAGGCAATGTCCTTCGAGGGATACGGCGCGGTGTTCGGCAACGTCGATTCGTATGGCGATGTGATCGAACCGGGCGCGTTCGCGCAGTACCTCGCTGCGGTCAAGGGTGGCGGTCAGCAGTGGCCGGCAATGCTGCTGCAGCACGGCGGCTACGGCATGACCGCAGAGGACATGACGCCGATCGGCGTGTGGACGGATCTTGCCGAGGACGGCAAGGGCCTGCGCGTGGCCGGGAAGCTTGCAGACACACCCCGTGGGCGCGAGGTGTATGCGTTGATGAAGATGGACCCTCGCCCGGCAATCAATGGCCTGTCGATCGGGTACATCGCGAAAGAGTGGGAGATGCGCAGCAAGCCGGAAGATCCCCGGCGCAAGCTCAAGCGCATCGACCTTCTGGAGATCTCCCCGGTGACGTTCCCGGCGAACGGGAAGGCGCGGGTGTCCGCCGTCAAATCGATCGAGGATGTCGCGTCTGTGCGCGACGCCGAAGAGTTTCTGAGCGCACTTGGCCTGTCGAAGACGCAGGCGGTTGCGCTCATCGCACGAATCAAGGGGGCCGGGTCGGGCGATCCGATGGGCTCCAAGGGCGGACCGGGTGATCCGGCGGCCGAGCTGCTTGCGAGCCTTCGCAAGCGTAGTACCGCGCTGCCGAATCGGTAGTCGCTCACACCGCAATCAAGGCCGCCTTCGGGCGGCTTTTTTCATTCTAGGAGCCGCTATGTCGGACCTCAGCGAGGTGAAGAACCTCATCGAAGAGCAGGGTCGTGCGTGGGAGGAGTTCAAGCGCACGAATGATGAACTCATCAAGGCGAAGGCCGACGGCAAGGCGATTGCCGATATCGAAGCCAAGCTCGCCAACATGACCGCCGCGCTGGACGAGTCCAAGACGCGTGCCGACGAGCTGTTCGAGGAGATCAAGGCATCGAAGCGCCCGAGCCTAGGCGGCGGCGAGTCGGACATGCAGAAGGAAGCGAAGTCGTTCAACGACGCTCTGCGCGCCGACATGCAGTCGAAGGGCCGTCCGGCGGCCGAGATCAGCGTCGATGCGTATGCACAATACAAGTCGGCGTTCGTGAACCTCGTGCGGCACGGTGACCTCGAACGGCTGTCCGCTGACGAGCGCAAGGCGCTGTCGGCTGGCAGCGATCCGGACGGCGGCTACCTGCTGCCGACGCCGACGGTCGGGCGGATCGTGTCGAAGGTCTACGAGCAATCGGTGATGCGCCAGATCGCCAACGTGCAGCCGATCAGCACGGACGCGCTCGAAGGCGTGGTGGACAACGGCGACGCCGGTGCCGGGTGGGTGTCGGAGACCGGCACGCGCAGCGAGACGACCACGCCGCAGGTCGGCAAATGGCGCATCGAGGCGCACGAGATGTACGCCGAGCCGCGCGTCACGCAGAAGCTTCTCGACGACGCCGCTGTGGATGTGGAGATGTGGCTCGCCGGCAAGATTGCCGACAAGTTCGCGCGCGTGGAGGGCACGGCGTTCTGGTCTGGCACCGGAACCGGGCAGCCTCGCGGGCTGGCTACCTACACGACGGCCGCCACTGGCGACGACTCGCGTGCGTGGGGTCAGTTCGAGCACGTGAAGTCTGGCGCGAATGGCGACTTCCACACCACGAAGGCAGACCCGCTGCAAGACATCCTCGGGGCCATGCGTGACCAGTACCTGGCAGCAGCAATCTTCGTGATGCGTCGCGAAGTGCGCACGAAGTTGCGCAAGCTCAAGGAAGCGACTTCCGATCGATATCTGTGGGAGCCGTCGCTGCAAGCGGGGCAGCCGGATCGGCTGTTGGGCTACCCGGTGCGCATCGATCAGTACATGCCGGCGCTCACGACCGATTCGCTGTCGCTGGCGTTCGGTGATTTCGCTGAGGCGTACACGATCGTCGATCGTCTGGGCATTCGCACGCTGCGTGATCCGTACACGGCGAAGCCCTACGTGAAGTTCTATTCGACTCGTCGCGTCGGCGGCGGTGCGGTGAACTTCGAGGCGGCCAAGTTCCTGAAGTTCGCGTCCTGATGACGCCGGCCCGGAGCGATCCGGGCCTCACCAAATTCAAGGGGTTCAGAGATGAAAGATCTCGCAAGCAATATCGACGTGAAGCGGGTGATTTCGCCCGTCAGCGTCGCGGACAACACCGCGCAGGTCGGGCAGATCATTGATCGTCGCGGGTTCGATTCGGTCACGTTCCTGATCGCAACCGGTTCGGTCGCCGACGCCGACGCGACGTTCACCGTTCTTCTGGAGGAGTCGGACGACTCCGGCATGAGCGGAGGCAACGCTGTTGCCGATGCCGACCTGATCGGCACCGAGGCGCTGGCAGGATTCCAATTCGACGATGACAACGAGTGCCGCAAGCTCGGGTACGTCGGCAACAAGCGGTATCTGCGGCTGACGATCACGCCGGCGAACAATGCGTCGGCGGCCCTGATGTCTGCTGTCGCGGTGCTGGGCGCTCCTGCGCTCGCGCCGACCGCCAACCCGCCGGCCTGACCTCTCGTCACGTGACCACAGGCCCGCTTCGGCGGGCCTTCGCATTTCTGAGGGGTGAGCAATGCCGATTCCCAAGGGCGCGCAAGTGCGCCAGGTGGTGCCCGTCATCACTGGCAACGTCGTCGAGCGCCGATTCAATGACGCGGCCGACACGTTCGAGTACCTCGTCGAGTACACCGACGCCGAAGGCGCGGCGCAGTCGCGCTGGTTCACGGACGGCCAGATCGAGGAGGTTGCGCAATGATGGGGCCTGAGAAGGTGGACGCCGCTGATGCGGTGGGCGCGAGCGTCGTGCGCAATGATGCGCTGGCCGAGGGCGTGCATGCGAGCGGCGTGTACGTCGTCGAGTGCATCGGCGCCGATGGCAAGCTGAAGTGGCGCGACGAGTTCCCGAACACCGTCACGACGGCGGGCAAAAACCTGCTGCTCGATACGCTGCTGTCTGGCAGCGGCTACAGCGTGACGGGGCCGTACATGGGCCTGATCTCGTCTGCGAGCTGGAGCGCCATTGCTGCTGGCGACACGATGTCGTCGCATGCGGGCTGGCTCGAAGCTGGCGGCGCAAATGCTCCGACGTACAGCGGATCGCGCAAAACGGTCGCATTCAATGCCGCGTCGAGCGGATCGAAAGCAGCGAGCGCTGCGGCGTCGTTCGCGATCACCGGCAGCGGCACGGTCAAGGGCGGATTCCTGGCGCTTGGCTCAGGCGCATCGGCAACCGTGGGCAACACCGGCGGCGTGTTGTACTCGGCCGGGCTGTTCTCGGGTGGCGATCGAGCGGTGGTGAGCGCCGACACGCTGAACGTGACCTACACGGCGACTGCGTGATGACTGCGGCCGAGATCCTCGTGTCAATCGGATGCATCGCGGCAATCGTGGGCGTGTGGGTGACCTGACGTGATCGCGAACTGGGTCCGGCAGCTCACAACGACGACCGGGACGGGCGCAATCACGCTCGGCACGACGCCGGCCGGCTACGTCCCATTCAGTGCGCGCTTCGCAAACGGCGCCCTCGTGCAGTACGCAATCAGCGACGGGAACAACCGAGAGGTTGGCATCGGCACGTATAACGCGGGCGTACTGACGCGGACGACAAAGCTGGAGAAGCTGGACGGCGGAACGTGGTCGGCGAATCCAGGTACGGGCATTAGCCTGTCTGGCAACGCGATCGTCACGTGCACGAACGATGCCAATTTCACGCCGTACCTGCACCCAACGTATCAGGAACTGCGGCCCGGCAATGTCCGCATCCTGACGCCCACCGGGACGAACGATCACACGCGCATCAATGCGGCAACGGATGGATTCGTGGGCCGCGTGATCCTCGCTCCTGGGAATTGGGCGATCGCCGGCACGGTCTACATGCGTCCGTATTGTTACATCGAGGGCTGCGGCATCAACGCGACGATCCTGACGCCGGTCGGGACCGTGACCATGTTTGGCTTCGACTCGTCGGCGCAGGGCTACGGTGCGGACAAGCAATCGTGGGGGCTGAAGGACTGCACGCTCTACGGCTACAGCAACGCGTCGACGGCAATCGACAACAAGATGTCGACGTATGCGATGCAGGACTGCGTGATCGAGCGAGTCTATTTCGATGGTTTCGGGAATGGACTCGGCTCGTCGTCTAGCGCAGTGGTAGACATCAAAGATCCGTGGGGGCTGCGCTTCGAGAACTGCATCATTGAACAAACCGGCGACCGGCCGTCGATGAAGGTCACGAACAACGGGTCTTCGGTCAACGGCGCGATGATTTCGCGCCTGAAGATCAAGAACAACGCCGGAGACAATCTGCTCATCAGCGGGTGCGATTCGCTGCTGATTTCTGACTGCGAGTTCTACTCGTCGAAGGTGGACGCGAAGAACCTGCAATTCAGTGGCGGCAAGCTGAACATCGTTCGCGGCTGTGCGTTCGAGTACGGCGCGGCCGACGGAATCAGGCTTACCAGTTCGTCGCAGGGCAATACGTTCCACGCCTGCACGCTCATCGGCAACGGCGCGACAAGCAAGTACGGGATCTATGCAGACACTGGCAGCAGCGCGAACAGTTTCGTTGGTTGCCTGGCCATCAACTACAGCGTCGCGAATCTGACCGACAACAACGCCGTCGGCTCGAATCGCTGGGTCGCCGTGTACAACGGCACGTCGTTCGTGGACGCGTGACGTGTCGTTTGGCGACGATCCGTTCGGAATCGAGGCGTTCGCGGCGCTCGGTGGCGGCACCATCTACAACGAATCGATCAGCGAATCCGCGTCGGCATCAGACAGTCTGTCCGCGCTCGCGGTGTTCGGCGGCGCGCTGTCGGAGTCTGC